CCACAGGACGTTGCTCCTGTTCTTGGGCCAATGGCAGCACAGGCATGGCAGATGCACGTTCAGGGCGAAAGCCCTGATGCAATTGTTCGCGAGTACTCTTATCGAGTTGAAGCTGGCTCAGTTAAGAAACCTAATGTTGCAACAAAGATTGAGAACCTTAACAACTTCATGCAGATTGCAATGCCCGTTGCTCAAGGTTTGATGCAAGCTGGCAAGCCAGAAGTATTTAATGGCTTGCTTACTAAGTGGGGCGAGGCTAACCAGATGGACGTTAGCGAATTCCTTGTTCCACCACCAGCACCCCCACCACCGCAACAACAGGGGCCTCCTCAACAGGAAGGGCCTCCTGAAGAAGCACCCCCCGAAGAAGGACAGCCAACAGAATGAACATTCCATACGAAGTAGAACGAGCTGGCCCAGTAGCTATCAGAGTATTTAAAGAGTCTATCGCTAATGGAGGCACTGAAAAATTCGCAACTATGTGCGCCGTCCAAATCGCCCCAGGGACAAAAGGGACAGACAGGGCCTTTATGGAAGGCCGGATGAACAACCAGCAACTCGACGAGCTTCCACCAATCATGGCGAGATACATGGTGAAGGATGCCAAGGCTGCGGGGATCAACATCAATGGCAAGCACTATGTAGCGGGACTAGCCGACAAGAGGGGATGGAAAGACCCCGAGGCGTGGGTGAGCAACAACGACGACATTACTACAGTCGCGAGAAAGAGGAACCTATCCGTATCAGGGTCGGTTAATCATGAAGGTCGAGCTGTTCCACCCAAACGAAAAGTGCTGAGTGAAAAGATAATTAAAGAAGAAACAAAGCACATGAAAAAGAAGTTTCCCAAGGCTAGCAAAGCGGAGCTTCGGGAGAGAGTAATAAACAAACACTCGCTAAAACGAAAATTAAAGTAGGAGTTGTAGATGGCTAATGTAAAGATATCGGAACTGCCAGCAAAGACAGCAGAATTGACTGACATTGTGCCGTCAATGGATACCACAGGTGCAACTACATCTAAGCTGACAATATCTGGCATTCTTGACCTGCTTGTTGACTCTGCCCCCGGCGCACTGGACACACTCAACGAGCTTGCTGCCTCGCTTGCTGATGACGCAGACTTCGCCGGTACTATGACTACGGCTCTTGCTGGAAAAGCATCTACGACCTCTCCAGCTTCTATTATTACTAGCGGTACTTTTGATATTGCTCGGCTTCCTACTGGCACAACATCGAGCCATGTATGCATTGGTGACGATGCTCGTCTTTCAGATGCTAGGACACCTGTTGCCCATGCTGCTTCTTTAGTTACTTCTGGCACGTTTGATATTGCACGGTTGCCTACCGGAACGACATCAAGTCATGTCTGTATTGGTGATGATGCTCGGTTGTCAGACGCTCGGACACCCGTTGCACACGCTGCATCTTTGGTTACTTCAGGTACGTTTGATATTGGACGTATTCCGACAGGAACAAGTTCTAGCACTGTTTGTGTTGGAAATGATTCTCGACTGTCTGACGCTAGAACTCCTACTGACCACGATGCTGCCAAGGTAACGAGCGGCACGTTCGACATTGCCCGGATACCTACTATCACGCAAGCAAAACTTCCGACAACCGCAGTGGTAAGCGATACGTCTTCGGAAGCTAATAGTGCTGAAATCGACAATGTCGTTTCGATTTCCCAGACAAATTACAATTCACTCGTTTCCGCTGGCACAACCAATGCCACAACATTATATGTGATCACTTGAGTATTAAGCTTGGTACGACAGACCCAGCAGATTTCAAGTTGGGTACGACAGACGTTGCAAAGATGTATATTGGTACAACCGAGGTGTACTCAGCAACAACCACTCCCTCCGCTCCGCAGTCTTTAAGTGCAAGTGCTGGTGATACTCAGGTAGCCCTTAGCTGGTCAGCCCCCGCGAGCGATGGCGGTGCAACAGTTACTGGATACAAGGTATATCAAAGCACGGACGATGCAAGTTTCTCTGAGGTTGCTACTCCATCAGGAACATCACAGACAATCACTGGTTTAACAAACGGAACAACATATTACTTCAAAGTTGCGGCAGTAAACTCTGTAGGTACGGGAACGCAGACTTCATCTGTGTCCGCATCGCCATCAGCATCCGCTACTGCCCCAAGCGTTCCTCAGAGTTTATCTGCTACCAGAGGAAACACGCAGGTTGCTCTATCTTGGTCGGCTCCATCTAGTGATGGTGGAGCAACTATCACAGGGTACAAGGTTTATCAGAGTACAGATGATGCAAGCTTCAGCGAAGTAGCAACGCCATCTGGCACATCGCACACCATCACGGGACTGACTAACGGCACGACTTATTATTTCAAAGTTGCAGCCGTTAATTCAGTGGGTACTGGTACACAAACATCTTCAGTAAATGCTGTTCCAGCCACAACTCCAGGCGTACCGCAAAGCCTTTCTGGAACAAGAGGAAATACACAAGTAGCCCTCAGTTGGTCTGCGCCGTCCAGTAATGGTGGCACAGCAGTTACGGGGTATAAGGTTTACCAAAGTACAGACGATGCGAGCTTCTCTGAGGTTGCGACCCCGTCAGGTACATCGCATACCGTGACAGGCTTGACAAACGGGACAACTTACTACTTTAAGGTTGCGGCGGTAAATGCTGTTGGTACAGGAACTCAAACGTCCTCTGTAAACGCAGTGCCTGCAACAACGCCTGGAGTGCCTCAAAGCTTGTCAGCAACGCATGGAAATGCTCAGGTAGCACTATCATGGTCAGCGCCTGCAAGCAGCGGCGGAACTGCCGTCACAGGTTACAAGGTATATCAGTCCACCGACAACGCCAGCTTTAGTGAGGTTGCTACGCCGTCAGGCACATCACAAACAGTAACAAGCTTGACTAACGGTACGCAGTATTATTTCAAAGTTGCATCAGTCAATGCAGTAGGCACTGGTTCGCAGACATCCTCGGTAAATGCTACTCGGCAACAACTCCTGCCGCACCAACAAGTGTAGCTGGAACCAACGGCGATACTCAGTCTGTCATTTCTTGGACTGCACCAACTGACACTGGTGGCTCTGCGATTACGGGATACAAGATTAAGTGTGGAGCAACCTCTGGATATCCGGGTAACGCAACCGTCTACCATCAGACAAACACAACCACTTCATACACTAAGACAGGACTGACTAACGGAACTCAGTACAGCATCCAAGTTGCAGCAGTAAACGCAGAGGGTGACGGCACGTACAGTAGCACCGCTACTGCAACTCCGGCAGCAGCAAGTAGTGGCATTACACCTAATACAGATGGCAACGCTAGGTTCTACCTTCCTGCATCACAAACCACGTTTAGAGTATCGGCTAATACATCGAGCGGATATTTTAAGATTTCAACGTCCGGCAAGACTGATGTAATAGGAAATGATCACGGAACAATGTATCCAACATACTATTTGCAAGGCGGAAGCACATATATAGAATTTACTGGCCTGTCTACTGCGTCAACTAAAACTGTCACGCTTTCTCCTTGCGACTCCAGCGGCACAGTGACAGGAAATATAATTGGAATTGATATTGGTACAGACTCTACCAATAACGTCGATGCAGTGGACATATCAGGACTCACTAGTCTCACGACATGCAACCTCGGTGCTGGTGGGGCTACCTTGTCCGGCAGCAAAGGCATGGGCGCTCCAGTTGGCTCTCGTTCAATGGCAAGCTCTATCACTGAGATACGTGCAGTAAATGTTGATTTCAGCACAGGTGGCGGAGCGTACTACAGCCCAACATGGACACCTCAAGTTTATGTGTACGGTGGTGGTCTTGACTTATACAACCAAGACCTTGATGCAACCGCATTGAATCAATTGTATACAGACCTGTCTGCTGGAACTGGTGGCGGTGACGTTTACGTTGGGCAAAACCCAGGCACTGGATCAGATAACCCTAGCACTGCGTCAAACTACACGATTTACGGGTCTTAATTATGTATTTTATTTGCGGAGACAAGCTGCTGGCTTTTAACGCGAAGTGTGCAACTTCGACGTTCTGCTGGGCTATTCTAAGGCAGTATTACCCAGATACTGTTGACCTGCTTTCTAATCATACTCAGTGGGCTAACGGGAAAAGCGTAGAAGAACAGCAGCATCACCGTCATGTACCAACACGGGCTACTTCATACAAACATCAAGTTGCCCAAATAGTAAGAGAGCCAGTAGACAGGTTTTGTAGTGCAGCCGGTTTCATGAACCTAACAAACAGGTTTGGTATTGAACCTGTACTTAATGACCTAGTTAATGAGACAAGTGAGTTAGAAGGCATAAGAGGCTCGATAGCAGCGAATATTCATTTTAAAAAACAATCTCGGTTTTCAGGCGACATAACGTATTTCAGAATGGATCAACTGCCAGAGTGTGCTGACTTTCTGGGCATTAAAGCTCCGTTACAGACCATTAATAGAACAAGTCACGAAAAGCCAGTGCTAACTCCCAAACAAAAAGATTTGGTTAGGGATTTTTACGCAGACGATGTAGCACTTTGGGAATCCATACAAGAGTAAAGCATGCTTACATACTACGATGCAATTGAACATTTAATTACGTCAAGTTTTGGCGGATCACAGGATGCAGAGCAAAAGGATATTCGCTCTGCTGTGCAGCGAGCTTATAACGAAGTTGCTTATCTTCGTGATTGGGAGTTCTATGTTACGCACGGAAGAGTAAACCTTGAGCCGACTTGGACAGGCACAGTGACGTTTGACAAGTCTACTGAGACTTTAACAAAACAAACCGGCGATGCCTTTCCTGCTAATGCGAAGTACTACAAGGTTCGCATTGGAAACGTGGTAGCAAACATCAAGACTCGCTCAAGTGACTCTGCATTAGTGTTAGACCCAACAATCACGTTTGCTAACAACATCTCATCCGCTGAAACAGCAACCCTGTACCGCTCCGAATATCCTTTACCGTCTGACTTTAGGAATGTAGATTCTCCAATTGACGAGAACACATGGACGAGCTTCTGTTACGTCACTCCTGATCAGGCCATGAAGATGGAGCGGTCACAGGTAGTTGAAGGAAGTCCTCACTACTGGACTATTGTTAAAGACCCAGACAGTCTCACGGGGTTTGTAGTAAAGATTCTAGGCTACCCTACTGTGGCAGAAACTCTTGACTTCACCTACCGAAGAACGCCCAGGCAGTTAAGAATCTCAGGTCACGAAACAAACTCACGGGCTGGAACAATCTCAACAAGTGGTACGGCAGTCACAGGTAGCACGACTGCGTTTAGTTCTAATATGGTTGGGTCTATTCTGCGGATTGGAACAGCAGCAGACCTCCCGGACACGCTAGGCTCAATCACTCCGTTTGAGGCGGAGTCAGAGATTGCCTCGTACTCGTCCGCAACATCGGTTGCGACAGTAGACAGTTTAAGCACTTACTCAGGTGTGAAGTACTTAGTGACTGATCCAGTTGATGCACCTCCTCATATGACTAATTGCATTTTGTCCGCAGCAGAGTACTGGCTTGCTCGCACAAGGAACCAAGATGCAGAAGGTGCGTTTGCTATGTACCAGAGAGACTTGCGTCTTGCTTTGGAGTCAGACCAGCTTGCACCAATGTCGGGTGCTACCCGAGTTGTCTGGGACACTTATGGGTGGCGGTCACCACTTAAAGAAGACAATTTTGTCGAGGGGTAATTCATGCTTGTAATAGACAAATGGCCTGGTCTTGTCACAAATGCATCGCCTTACGCATTGCCGCCTGGAGCTGCCACTGAACAGGTCAACTTGATTTGCATTAATCCCGGACAACTCATTACTCGCAATGGCCTTACAGCAAAGACGTTTGCAAGCAGCGACACTTCGTCCGCCACAATCATCAAGATGTTTCGTTTTCAGGACGGCATAAATGAAAATCTGTTGTACCAAGACGCTGATGGAAACATTTATTGCACTCTCGAAGTTAACACAATGCTAGTCACAGAAAACGGTGACAACCTCTGTGATGAAAACCTCAATACATTTGTAATCTAATGCCTATATCATCTCGAAGAACTGGTTCAGTAAATGCTATCCGTATGGTTACGGGTGGTGATTCGTATTCTTCTACACCCACTGTCACATTCACAGGTGGTGGCGGTACTGGTGCTGCCGGTGTTGTCTGCATGGCAGGCACTCATGTTGAAAGAATAGTGATCACAAACGCTGGAACTGGTTATACATCTGACCCTATCATCACCTTCTCGTCAGGCGAAGCGAGAGCTATTGCATATGCGCACACATCCCCATTGCGTCCAATGACCTTTGTTCGCTCTCGTTTTAACGATGTGTACGGAGTGGACGGGATGGGCCGAGGAGTTCGATGGGATGGCGACACTGACACAATGGAGCCTATTGGTCTACAGAAGCCTGTAGTTAAGCCAACTGTAGTAGTTAGCGGAACTTCTAACTCTCAACGGCTTGTTGCTGTAAATATAGAAAACCCTGGAACTGGATATGTTGACAGGCCAGTAGTCACCGTAAGTGGCGGGAACCCAACAGAAAACGCTGAACTGGAATCGCGTATTGGCGATGGTGAAGTTCGTCGTATTGATATAAAGAATAGAGGGCGAGGGTTTACATCGAACCCAACAATAACATTGACAGGCGGTCAGGGGGGTGGCGCAACTCTAGGTGTAGGTGTAGACGGGAAGGTATCAAGTGTCCTCATTACAAATCAAGGCTCTGGTTACACAACCGCACCCACCGTTACTTTTTCTGGAATAGCTGACGCGACGGCCACTGCTACGGTAGCGGATGGCAAGGTTACATCAATTACACTTGATACTCCTGGCTCAGGCGCTACTGGATTAATTACTGCAACGCTTACTGGAGGAGGGGGAAGTAACGCAACTGTAGCAGTCGAATCATTGTATAAAGTTACTTCTGTTACAGCAGTTAATGCTGGAAGCGGATATTTCTTTACGCCTCAAGTTGTTTTCAACAGACATCCAGAAGACACGACAGCGACTGCCGCAATTGCCACAGCAACAACAGATGGCAATGGAGCTATTCAAACAATCAGCTTAACCTCTGACGGGGAATATTCTTTACCACCAACGGCAGAGATTCTTGGAACTACCGCCACAGCCTCTGCTGTTCTTAGCAGGACGCTTGTTGGGAAGTACCGATGCTACATTCGCTATATCGATGACACGGACGTTAGTGAGCGAGGGCCAATATGTAGTTCAATTAGTGAGGTTGCAGAAGTCAATTGTGGCCCCGGTGCTGGTGAACTTACTTGGTCTTTTTCTCATCCTTACCTAGATGACCGTGTTGCGGGTATGCAACTTTGGAGAACAACTCGCGACCAATCAATAGTTCTTTTTAAGGTTGTTGAGATTGCTCGGACTGATGCAGCCTTTAACGGAACATACGTTGACACTATTGACGATGGTAGTCTGAAAGACCCGGAGCGTCTTGGGTTTGGTGCGATGCCAATCAATATGCCATCAGGCCAGATTAACGCTCGCCGGTTTGCCATTCCTCCAGGCAACTTTTCTGTGGCAGTAATGTTTCAAGATAGAATGTGGATGGCTGTTGATACCACAGGAGAGAAACCAAACACGCTCGTGTACTCTGAGGTCGATGAGCCAGAGTCAGTTCCAGGTGCAAACAGGCTAGTACTGCAAGAGTCGATAACAGACTCTGACAAAATCATTGGACTCATACCACTAGGAACAGTTCTAGTGGCTGCACAGCAACGGCATTTGTACACAATTACTTATGTTGCTCAACCAGTTATTGATGCAGCAATACAGCTCGGTTGCTACAGGGGAATGCTTAATAGTCGGTGCTACGGAATCCTAAATGGTGTTGCGTATATTGCTGACTCTGCCGGGATATACGGTTTCGACGGCAGTAGCGAAGAGCCTGTGTCTGTTCCAATTGACGACTTGTGGCGAGGCTCGGAAATCGACTTCACAAAGTCCGAAAAGTTTTTCGTAAAGACAGATACGTCCACAAGAACACTTAGATTTTTCTATTGCAATTCAACCGACACTCATCCACAGAGGGCGTTGTGTTACTGCATTGCTACTAAAGCTTGGTGGAAGGAAGAATACTCGGAAGTTGTGGCATCCGGCACAAACACGATGGATGGCGGAAAACTGTCGAATATCTACGGTGGGCAAGCAGGCCGACTAAATGAACCTTCAGGTTACACGGACAATGGAACCGATATATCGTACTCCGTAAAGACGGGCAATCTGCCGTTGAGCAATGAGGATGACGGCAGTAGGGCTATTGGTGTTACCTACACTCCGACAGACGCTGAATCAAATTTAAATGTAAAGCTGCACTACAACAACTCCGCCACAAGCAGGCCGAACGCTATTCAGACTCGACCTGGTACAGGGTTTGAAGCATCCACTGAAGGTGCAGTCTTAAACATGAAGAAGGCTCGCTCTGCTCTAGGTGATGCAACAGGAACAGCTCGTGCGAAATACTCAGGCAGGGTAGACGAGAAGTCATCGGGTGGCGATAAGCATATTGCAGTAGCGTTTAGTGGAACGCAGTCGGCAGCAAACAACTCACCAACAATACATTCTGTTTCAATCGAAGGCGCTGAATGAATACAAGAAATATGCCCAACATGGCGAAAGCCTTGTCTGGGTCGCTTGATCAAAACACGATACGCGCTCTCATGCAAAGCCTTGGGAATTGCGCTCAACCTTTAAGCCACAGCGGAGGAATGACGGTTGGCGGGCCAATTACATTTGGTGGCTCAAAGAACCTGAGTTCAGGTGACTATCGCGGAGGTGATGTTCATCAGAATATATACGGTGATGACAATCGAGCGTGGAGTGCTAACGACAATCGTCAGTTTATTCAAAACTTCCAAGAGTACTTGAATACATATCAAAACATTTACAACGAAGGCGATGTGTGGAATCAATACAACGATAACTCGGTATGGGACATGTCATCATGGTCGCGGACTACAAACTACAACATGTCAACTCACATCACCCACGGCGACCAGTTTTCATTTCCCACCACAAACTACAGTGAAACGTACAACTTCACTGAGGGTAACACTATTACGTTTGAGGGGCCTGTGACGCACAAGAACCTGACGGTTCACGAAGGCGACACAATTATGAATTTCACCGAAGAGGGTGACACCTACAACATTACAAACGAAGGCGACACCTACAACGAAAATCACACCCACATCAATGAAACCAACATTGAGAACACATACGAGGGTGACCACACGTATGTAACAAACAAGTTCATCACGCAAATCACTCAAAACATCGTCAACGAAATTATTAACCAGCACACCCACATCCATCAGTACTTCAACGACTACATAACCAACATATTTATAAATGGCCCAAATGTGCCAATAGGATATGCAGGGCCTTTTATGGATGTGGACGCACCTCTGCAAACAAGAATACCTGGCGTAGAAGACAAGTATGCCTCGGGCCTAAACCTGCCTGCGGGAGGCATCCCCATTACCATTGATGCTAACAGCCTTTCATTTGATAGCGAAAATTGTGAAATCACCGGCAAGGACGGCATCACTGCCACAATAGATTTGTCAGGAGTCGGTTTATCTTACGCAACGGACACCTCAATTCTCATTGGCGATGTATACGGTGCGACAGGGGCTTCGGTGGCTGGGCCTGGACTACAGCAAGGAAGGCCCTGGTATGGCCCTACATAGCTTTTTTTGACCATTTCCCCGCAACCGGACAATAGCCAGTAAGGAGATTATGCATGATCAGAAGTACAATTACTTATAGGCCACAAGAGGATTTGGGTGGGGGTTTAGTTAGACCTCAGCCAGGAACCCCTGCGAGGGAAGACCCTAAAGGATTTTGGACTAACCAAGACACGCTTGCAGGCATTCCTAGTCAATTCGGTGGCATGTACCGAGACATGTTTGGGCAGAATAGCGATGCCGCGATGCGAGGTTATGAGGCTTACATTGGTGGACAAGGAAACCTCCTAGACACATACGGTAGCGGCGTGACCCAAGCTGGGTCGGACTACATGAACAACCTAGGTGGCACTTATGGGGCTTATGCAAACGCGATGGGCCAGCTAGGGCAAGGCTCGGCCAATGAAATGGCTGACATGTATGGTCAATACACAACTGGTTACGGTTCTTACAATAATGCTCTTGCAGAATCCATGCGGGGGTACACTGGAGCGCAGTCTAATTATGGAAATGCTCTAAGTAATGTCGCTGGTGCAATGGGCAATGAGGGGGCTGCAAGATATCAGTCTATTGGCGATATAGCACAAGGTGATTTTGGAGCGTTGGGAGGATTAGCAAACTCAGCACTGGCAAACTATGGCGGGATGAGTAATGCCGCTATGGCAAATGCCGCTGCTAATAATCAAAATTACCTACAAACCTTGGCAGTACTGGGCAACGAAAACCAAAACGCCTTGTCAGATTTTGGAATAAGCCAAAACCAAGGTTTGGCTAACTTAGGGCAAGGTGTTGCGAATGTAGGTATCGAAGACATTCGCTCGCGGGATCAGGCTCTCGCTGGTGCGGGGAATGCATACGCTAATCTTGGCGGACAGATTGAAGCCGAACGCCTACGAGCATTAACTGGATTTGGTCAGTCGTCTGCTGCACTGGGCGGCAATCTTGGTCAGTCATATGCAGATGTGATGTCTGGCGCAGCCCCATACCTAATCAACAGAGATGATTCCTCAAGCACTGATTCTACGGTAAACCTTGGGGGGTTGTTTGATGGTTTTGGTGGCGGTGGTGGTTCTCCAACAACCGTAACTGCTGTTGGGCCAAACGGTGAAATTATTAACACATCGACTGTTAGCGGTACTGGGGGTGGAGTATCTGTTGGTGGTGGAGGAAGTGTTGATGCTGGCGGGACTAAAACTTCTGAAAGTCAAAGCAGTCAGCGTCCAAACGAAATGATGAGTGAAGCCATTGGCGGCGCTTATGGGGGCATTGATGCATCGGGTCAAAGAGGGTTTGATCAGCTTAATGCGTTGCAAGGATTAGCCAACAACCAAGACTTAGGGGCTAGAGCATACGGTGGCATCGACTCCGTGATGGACGAGATTAGAAACCGCGAAGCTGCAAACCAAGCATACTCAGAACTAGACAATATTCGTTTGGGGATTCAAGACAGCGAAATCCCTGGAATGCTCAATACTAATTTTAATACAGTTTTGGACACGATGGGCAATGCTTACAACCAAAACACTTTAGATAACAAGTCGATGCTTGATACTATGCGAGGTGATTTTATTAACCTTGCTAATCAGGGCTATAGCGAAATTGGCAATGCTCGCGACCGTGCTTACGACATGGTTGGTCGTTCCGGCACAGATTACAGCGGAATCCTTGGAGACTTGGGCAGTGCATACCAAGACACGAGAGGCAACATCGACTCAACTCGCGACGATATCAATGCTGGATTCGGCAGCTACTCAGACCAATTCGATAAAGCGCAAGGCGTAATGAATCAAAATAATGCACTTGCTCTTGCTGGTATGGGTGGACTCACTGGAATGCTTACTAATACACAAGACAGGCTAGGAGGGGGTTACGGGTCGCAAGTAAGAAACTTCAACGACATGCTCCAAACGCAGGGAGACAGGCTTGACACCGGATATCAAGGAACGATGGATCAGCAGCAAGCTAACTTTGAAGGCCAGAACCAAATCCTGCAAGACCTGTTTGATGATTCGTTCGGTGACAACCCATTCTTTATGAGTGGTGAAGAGCGTCAGGCTGAAGCCGACCGTAGACAACGTCAAGCTGAACAGAACTATCTTGATTACAGGAAAAGAAAATCTATGCGAGAGCAAGCAGAGGAGGTTGCCCGAAGACGCAACGAACAGAATCGTCAGAAAAACTGGGGGCCAATAACAGGCTACGACACTAGGACAAGCCCAGACGGTAGAACATACCAGATTCCTATACGAAACGAAAAACTCCCAGGCGACCCTGGTTATATCCCTCCAATGTTTCCAAATTACGCACCAGCGGCAGGGCCAGGTATAAATCGTCCAATACCAATTCTAAAGCAAGGCTAAAAAGCTAGGCATAAAACATGGCAGCATTTACAACTCAAACAAATCTAAACGTACCGAACCCGTTTATGAATCAGCCTCCCGTAATGCCAACGGAATCTCCGCTGGGTGCTGGGGTTGTGAACGATGATGTTTATCGTGGCATGGCAAACATGGCGGCTGCGGATATGTCAGCCTACGCAGAGCAACAGAAGGCAAAGCTGCACAATGCAGAGCTGGCTAAACAGCGAGACTTAACTCTTCAGGCTTTGAGTCAGGTTGCCAACAACAAACAGCAGCAACAGCAAGCCCAAATGCAGCAAGCCAACATGATGATGGGCATGGTTAATCCTATTTTGGGAGGTCTATTTTCGTGAGTGAAACCTTTGTCCAAAACTATAAGAGCATGATGCCTGGTCTGAGTGATAGCACTCGGAATTCAGTAATGAGCAATCAGTACGCTCAGGCTCTTGCACTTGGTGACCCGAGAGGTCACATGAAACAACTGGACAGGCCAGGTGTTTCTCGCGGTGCTGGAACAAAACATCAGGCAGGGATCAGTGCATCGGCTGACATGGTTGAAGGACTACAGAAAGCCTACCAACAGGACTTGCAGTCTCGCTCGCAGCAAGGCGCAGACCAGCTAGAAGCTCAAGTCGCTGATGCAGATTACGCTCAACAGCAAAGTGGTTTTGCTGCAAACGATTATTACTCAGATGTGATGAACAGACTTAGTCAACAACAAATGATGATGAATTTCGCCTCTGGCTTATTAGGAGATTTGCTCTCATGAAGATGGAAATGGAACTTAGCGACCTCACTAAGGGAGCGTTGCAAAGACTCGTTAATGAGCTGCTAAGGGCGGACGAAGAAAAAGAAAAACAAATTATGGACAAGTACTTAAAGAAGGGCGAGAAGAATGACCTTGCTGACCTTGACGAAGAGATGCACGGTAAACCTGACACGCCAGAAGTAGAAGAAGATGACTTGCCTAAAGAAGGACTTGCCGACATCCCTCGTAGAAAGAAGAAAAAGAAAGATGCTTAGTCCTGAAATTTTGTCTCGTCTAATCCAAGAACTACAAACTCAAAGTGCGCCTGTGATGGGCGACGAGAACATGACGCTTGAGGACTTGGTTGCTCTGTCAGAAATTCTTGATGTTGTTGATGGTGGAGAGCCAGTAGATGAAGTGCCTGAAGTTTCTGTTTCTGTGATTGAGGGCGGTGAAGAAGTTCCAGGTGAAATCAGTGAAGTCATGGAAGAGGTAATGGAAGCAGTCACTGGAGAAGAAACTGGGGAAGGCAGTGATCCACTCGACCTTGCAAGAGAAGCCGTCCAAGAAGCAAAAAAAGATTCATACGGAAACAAAATACCAGCAGACGCACTCGATGTTTCTCCGCTAGGCACAGCGGCTCTTGTCCAAGAGTCTCGCCCTATGCCTTTGTCTACGCCAGCTACGCTTTTGAAATAAGGAAATAGAATATGCCTGCCGCATCTATGGAAGACCAGATATACGCACAAGCCCAAGCGTTGGTAGCTGCTAACCCCGGCATGACTGTGGATGCCGCAATTGATCAGATAATGAGTCAGATGCCGGACTCTTCGTTTCGTCAGCCAAAGCCTCCAGCTCCAAACGCTGGCCCTGAAGAGTTGGCTGGCGGGCTTGAGGGTGCGCCAAGCTCAGAAATGGGAGCTGATCCTATGGCTGGCACTGGGCCAAACGGAAATCCAATACTTTCTGATGAGGAAGAAGGTTACGGCCACTTGCAAGATAATTCGTATGATGCAGGTCTCCAGCGAGGGGTTTTAAAACAACGGAACGACCAAGCAAAAGCTGATCAAGGTCTCGAAGACCAAATGAATGTTCTTGGCGAGGCAAGGCAAAGAGATATAGACAAATCCGTCGAGCTTGGAATGTTGCCACAACAAGGTTATGCAAACTTAGTTGAGCAAGACCCAGACTTCGTTGGTAATCGCGTCGAGCAAGTTGCTAGCCCAACCGCTGAAGACCCGAACCGGACCACGCCTGTAACAAGAGTTCATGGCGGCAAACAGATGACGCATAGCTCAAAAGATATTCTCCAAGCGATGGAAGCGGGCCTACAACCTACTCAAGGTAATTGGTCAGATAAACGGCATACACCTGCTTACGATTACATTGAAGCGGTAGATGACGATGAGAGCCTCTTACTTATCAGGGGAGATACAACTTTTGTTAACCCAACCCTATTGGGCAAGGGGGAGCAGGGTGTGTTAAATCCACACCAAATGAAGCAACTGCAAACCCGAATGAATCG